CTAGTATGTAGAGCAGGTGGTTCTACCACGAATTGCCTGAGCTATTTCTTCCGGTACACTAACTTCAAGACTCTTAACTCTCTCAACGAGCCTCTCAAGGGCATAACACCCGTGAGAGACTGTGAGAGGAGCAAGATTCCCCTTAAAGGAGGTCTTGAAAAGTGCACTGGTCTTACGTTTCTGGGATCTTCCCCCGTCCTTCTTGACGACGAGATCAAGTGGTTGCCAGTAAGTGTAATGCGATTCAGCATAAACACAGCGAGCTTCCACGAGGTCCCGGGCCAAGACCTTCTTACCTTCACCGACTGGAAGTTTCTCCTCAGCCCATTTCTGGGCAAGGTAGAAACCTCTTCTATCGGTGGGGCGAGGAAGGAAAGGACGAGGAAAGAAGCCTCTGTCTCGGAAGGCGCGTCCTCCGCAAAGGGTCTCAAAGTCCTCCAGGGTGGATACCCTAGAGCAAGCTGCGGCAAGCTTCTGACGAAGCTTGATCCCAACATTGAGACCCCTCCCTGTATAGCCGAGTCCACCCACAGCTGCGGGAAGCCGCATGCGAGGGTCCCGGCTTGCCCAGGGAAAGCGTGTACACATCACCCTCTCCAATCTGCGAAGATAAACCCCGTCACATGGCGGAGCCACGATCGGGGCCTTGACCTCGCACGACGGGATCGGAGGGGGGCGATGCATACCAGAGACGCGCGTTCCGTACTGTCCCAATCGGCCAAAGATCTCGCAAGCGGTCCAATTAGGACCGATGAAAGTCTTTGTCCGATTAACTGCGCCCCCCACGGCGGTGATGGCGGTCTCGTACTCATCCAACTGACTTGGATGAGTGATAACACCAACACCGTCGTCACCGTGGGTGACGTAGGAATCAAAGGCTTGGGATGCCCAAGCGTTGATCCAGGACAGTACAGGAAACGACAGAGGTGTCCCCATTGGACTTCCGCGCTCCATCCGCCTGACACCCTTTTCAGTGTGCCATACGGCGGTTGGTTCCAGGCCGAGAGTGGTCTTAGCCAGTGCCATCTCCGTAGAGGAGATAGCACCAGCTTCGAACCACCCATTGACGACTGCCTCAATGGCGTCAAGTTTCAACCCGTCTGTTGCCGACGTAAGGTCGACAGAGACGAATGTTTTCTTGGCGCCACGGAGGGTAGAGGGAAGAGCATCGTGCGGGAAGGGGGGAATGGTCCAGTGAGACTCGGGCATAAGCTCATGTCTCGTTCTGACCCAATCCCCCTCAATGTAGGTAAGAGCGTCGGGAACCCCAACAACTCTTGCCTTCATTCCGGGCGCTGCCACTGGCACGGGTTTGAGTTGAAGGTACCTGGGCCCCGGCGTTTGTTGCTCGCGATCTACAAAGATCGCGCGCTCAACACCAGAGTCCAATCCACCAACACCTCGAAACCCACGGGCGAGCAGCACACCGGCCGCACGAACAGCTTCCTCTCCATCCGGGAAACGGGTGTCTACCTCGCCGGCAAGAACAGAACGACACAATCTGAGACAATATTGTCCCAGAGAATCCTGTGCCATTCTGCCCACGATTTCGGAGGGGTCCTTTCGGCCCACCCGGCATCGTCCAATGAGGTACTCACCCATCTTCCTGAAGTAGCAGTCAATGCCACCTTTAGATGCGGGCATCTGAAGGCAGCCGGACCGGGAGCTTGGAAGACGCACTTCACGGAGCTTTCTTCGGACGTTATATCTAACGTACTCCCGAATACCGTCAAGTGCCCAACGGGGAGAAGGATCAACGCGCGTTGTCACAATCTTGTGGTGCTTAATAAGAGCCTCCCGCTGCACCTGGAAAGGAGCAGACGGGAGAGCCCTAGAGCACCGCGAGAAGGCAAGGCCATTCGCGCTATCCACCTTTGCAAGGTCTATAAGACCTTGGACCACTCTTCGAGGAATTCCTCTTGGAATGGCTGGCTCGGTCCCAATCGAGCCCAAAGAGTGGAAACGCACGATATGGCAGATGGCTTTCACAAGCTTCGCAACTTCGACCCATCCGCGTACGCGGCCGGCGTCTGTTGTCCACTTGTGAAGGTGCCATCCAACAATGCGCTGATCCCAACCAGAAACAATGAGACCACTCCAAAGGCTTATCCAAACCTTTTGGAGGGAAGAATTCGATCGGGCGCTGCTATGTCGGTCACCAGGGTCTACTTTGACAGTAGGCTTAGTGCACGGCTCCGCAAATCCCCGGTCCTTCACACGCGATGAGAGTCG